AATCTTACATTTATAATATTAGTATATTTTAAATAGTATGTCAACATATTTATATATATTAATTTAGCCCTTGTTTACTGGCTATTTTTAGTGTTACGATATATGAAATTGTTGACAAGGGGGAATAGATATGCCTATACCAAAACCAAATGCTGGTGAAACAGAAAGTCAGTATATGTCAAGGTGTATGGGTGATCCAACAATGGTAAGTGAATATGGTAGATCACAAAGAACTGCTGTATGTATTGCAACCTTTAGAGGTAAAAGTATGGATGCTGAATATGATTTTTTAGATTTAGAATGTGAATATAAGGGTATGGAAGCTGATGAGGATGGTTCTTTTGAGGGATATGCTTCTGTATTTAACAATAAAGACTTAGGCAATGATGTAATTATGGAGGGAGCTTTTTCCAAATCAATCCATAAAAAGAAACCAAAACAAATTAAATTACTTTATCAACATAAGACTGATGAACCGATTGGGGTTATTGATGATGTTATGGAAGATAAAAGAGGTTTGAAAGTAAAAGGCAGACTTGCTATGAACACACAAAAAGGCAGAGAAGTTTATGAGCTTATGAAAATGGGTGCATTAGATTCTATGTCAATAGGTTATCGTTTAAATCCAAAAAGTTATCATTATGACGATAAAGAAAAGAAAAGAGTTATTAAAGAAGTTGATTTGATGGAAATATCAATGGTTACATTTCCAATGAATCCAAAAGCCAAAGTAACAAAAGTTAAGTTGGCAGAAATGAATGTAAGAGAGATAGAACATTACTTGCGAGATGCTGGTATGTCTGGATCTGTTGCGAAGCAAAGTGCAAACATATTATATAAATCTTTTAATCCACAGTTAGAAGAACAGCGAGATGTTGTTGATAGTATTAAGCATTTAATTAATTTAATCAAAAATTAGGAGTAAATATGTCAGATGAAATTAAAAAAGTCATAGACGATTTAGGTTCTACTTTTGAAGAGTTTAAGAAAGAGAACAAATCTCGTTTAGACGAAATTGAAAAGAAAGGACATGCTGATCCTCTACTTACTGAAAAAGTTGATAAGATGGCTGATGACTTAGGCAAAATGGCAGAAGTCAAGCAGAATATCGACATTCAAGCTAAGAACTTAGAGGAGGCTCAAGCTAAACTTGAGAAGCTAGAAACTGCTCTTTCAAGACCTAATCAAAGCAAAGATGTTGAGGTAGATACTCAAATGAAAGCATTTGGTACATGGTTAAGAAAAGGAGAAGTTGATCCTGAAGAAAGAAAAGCACTTTATGAATCAGATGATACTCTTGGTGGTTTTTATGCCCCAGCAGAGTATGTTGCTGACCTCATCAAAGGTGTAACAGAAATCTCACCTATTCGTTCTATTGCTAGAGTAAGATCTACAGATAGAAGAGGAATTGAGATTCCAAAAAGAACTGGTCAGTTTTCTGCATCATTTGTTGCTGAAACAGGCACAAGATCAGAAACAACAGGCTATACCACAGGCATGATGCAAATTGATGCACACGAAATGTTTGCATTAGTTGATATCTCACAAGCTATGCTTGAAGATTCTGCATTTGACTTAGAGTCAGAAATGTCAAGCGAATTTGCAGAGCAATTTGCAAAGGCAGAGGGAACAGCTTTTGTTACTGGAAGTTCAGTTGGTAGACCTCAAGGTTTTACTGATTCAACTGCTGGAGTAAGTTCAACTAACTCTGGAAGTGGATCAGCCTTAACAACAAATGGATTATTAGATTTAGTCTATGCTATTAAATCAGACTACTTATCTAATGCCAGATTTGTTATGAACAGAGGCACATTTGGTTCTTTATTAAAACTTGAAGATGGCGAGGGACAAAAAATCTTCCATGTTGGTATGCAGTTAGTCGGTGGAGCTCCAAGCACAATTCTTGGATATCCTTATGTATTAGCTACAGATATGCCAAACATTGGTGGAAGTGCAAAACCAATCGCTTTCGGTGATTTTAATAGAGCATATACAATCGTAGACAGAGTGCAAATGTCTGTACTTCGTGATCCATTCTCACAAGCCACATCTGGAAACATCAGATATGTAGCTCGTAAGAGAGTTGGTGGAGCTGTTGTACTAGCAGAAGCAATTCAACTACAAAACATTTCAGCATAAGGGGGCTAATATGAGAGATATATCAAATCGTGTTAAGGCTGTAACATGCCAAGATGCAAAAGTCTTTACTGCTGATGCCAATGGAACTACTGTTGACAGAATTGGTTTTGAATCAGTTATGTTTCTTGTTAACTCTGGTATCGAGGGAGATACATTATCTGGAAGTGTAAAGTTTGACTTTATACTTGAAGAGTCAGATGATGATGCAACTTTCTCGGCAGTTACAAGTTCAACATCTGTTACAGAGGGAAGTGTAGATTCATCAGGTATCTTTTTAACATTAGATGCAAATGGTGAAACACCACAGACCAGTCAGATTGGTTATATTGGTGGTAAAAGATATGTTCGTGTCAAGATTGATGCAACAGGAACTCACTCAAATGGAACACCTATAAGTGTTCAAGCAGTATTGGGTAATCCTATTGATTCAACTGATGCTTAACATCTAAAGAGTTGGGTAGGGGTTTTGCTCATTAACCTCTACCTTTCTTTACTAGGAGAATAAATTATGAAAATTAAAATGGTAAAAGATTCTGTCGGAGCAAGTAAT